CTAGCCGACCTTCGTCCAGTTCACCAGGTCGGACGAGCGCAGGATGGGGATGTTGTTCTTTCCGCTCTCGGTCGCATAGAGGTAAAAATTCCCGTCCTCGGCGCGTATTACCGTGGGGTCGGCCACGAGGAATTCCCGGAAAACCGGGTTCTTGTAGCTCTTTGCCCCGGGGTTCCCGGGCAGGGGATCCCCGTCCCCGCTGCGGGCGGGTTCGGGCGTGCCGCAGGCACAGGCCACGGGCAGGAACAGCGCCGTGAAGGCGAGTGCGACGAAATAATTTTTCATAGCGTATCTCATTTACGAATTCAACGATATTTTGCCGGAACCGGCAAACAAAGATACGAAGAACTCGTGTAAAAACGAAGGAATCGGATAGATTAAGATAAGTGACTGACACTAAAGAAAGTCAAGCAGTATATCTCTCTGTCTGCCCAACTCATTAAAAAGTAGGATTGTGAGAGATTAAGAAGGGTGATTGCTACTTATCCGTTGCCTTTTTCGGCTCGAAAAAATTTGCTAAAACACCCTGTCGAACCGCTTGTGTTACGGCAAAGAACGCTTGTATCTTTGGTATTCGCACTGTAAAGATAACCGTTTTTTTTCGATTATCGGGAAAATACAGCCGCGTTTATTCGATCCGGGGTTCTGTTTCGCTGTTCTGCTATATTTTTCATGGTTTCAAATAGCTCTATATCAACTAATTTTGCAATTAGATAATAGAGTTATGGAACAAATGGATGTAAGGGTCTCGTTCTACCTTAAAAAGAGCGAAACGAATGCCGATGGTTGTTGTCCTGTCATGGCACGGCTGACCGTCGGCAACCATTCCGAGGCGGCTTTCAGTGCCAAGATGTCGGTTCCCGTATCGTCGTGGGCGTCAGGCCGCGCCACGGGAAAGAGTGCCGCTACGCGGGAAATCAATCGGCAATTGGACGAACTGCGTGCCTCGGCGCTGGCCATCTACAAGGAACAGTCTGCGATACGGGAGGACGTGACCGCCGAAGAGGTACGGGATCTGCTGCTGGGCAAGGCTTCCGGACAAACAACCCTGCTCAATTATTTTCAAACGTTTATCGAACATTTCGAGAAACGCGTGGGTGTAAACCGCGAGAAAGACACGCTCAGATCCTATCGCTACGCCCGCAACTGCATCTCCGCTTTTCTGCAAACACAGTATAAACTTTCGGATATTCCCTTTACTGCCCTCGACCGGTCGTTCATCGACAGGTACGACCTCTACCTGCGGACGGAACGCCGCATCGCGCCGGGAACTATCGTCCTGCTGACCTCAAAACTGAACACGATCGTCGGCGAGGCGGTGTCGGAGGGTATCATCACGGCCGACCCGTTCGCCGGGTACGAACCGAAACGCCCCGAAAGAGTGCAGAAATACCTCACTGCCGACGAATTGCATCGGCTGATGACCACGCCGCTTCATCACCCGACGCTCTACCAAGCCCGCGACCTGTTCCTATTCTCGTGTTATACGGGCATTCCTTACGGGGATATGTGCCGCCTGAGCGAAGATGATCTGGAAATTGCCGAGGACGGCGAGGTGTGGATCAAAACCACGCGCAAGAAGACGAAGATCGACTACGAACTGCCGCTGCTCGATATTCCCCTCCATATTCTCGACAAATACAGGGGTATCGCACCGGAGGGAAAATTACTTCCTATGTACGGCAACAATACACTCAACCGGGCTCTGAAACGTATCGCCTCGATCTGCGGTATCGAAAAGCGGCTCGTTTTCCACTGCGGACGGCATACCTACGCCACCGAAATCACGCTTTCGCAGGGCGTTCCGCTGGAAACGGTCAGTAAGATGTTGGGCCACACACGTATCGACACGACACAGATTTATGCCAAAGTAACCGATGACAAAATCGGCGCGGATACGCAAAACCTCGACAAGAAGCTCGCCGAGCGGTTTTCGATAGTTCTGTAATCACTTATTTCAAATCTGAATCATCATGGAAACGAACAATAAGGAGATAAAACGCCGCAGTACGTTCGCCGTACTGTTCTATATCAATCGAACTAAAGTCCGCAAGGACGGTACCTGCCAGCTCTTGTGCAAAGTCAGCATCGACGCCGAATCGGCTCATATAGGTATCAAATCCGCCATCGAACCGTCGCTGTGGAATCCGGAGACAGGACGCGCGGACGGCCGGAGTGCCAACGCCCGCAAAGTAAACCGGGCCATCGACCTGCTGACCGAACAGATCGAGGCCCACTATCGGAGAATTCGCAACAACCTCGGCTTCGTCACGGCAGAACTGGTAAAGAACGCCGTAAAAGGCGTAGGCCAAAAGCCGCTCACGCTGCTGGCCCTGTTCCGGGAACACAATGCAGAGTTTTACAAACGGGTCGGCGTAGATCGGATGAAAGAGACCTATGCCAGCTACGAGAACTCCTACAACCACTTGGCTGCGTTCGTACAACAGAAATACGGGCAGGAAGACGTTACGCTCCGAAGTCTCGACAAAACGTTCTACGATGACTTCGACCTCTTTCTGAGAACGGAGTGCAATATGATGCAAAAGACGGTACACGAACACCTGTACCGCCTGAAGAAAATGACCAAACGGGCTGTCAGCCAAGGTACGCTCCGCCGCGACCCTTACGGTAAGCTGCACCCGGAGTTACCCGAACGCAAGAGCCGCCACCTCAAACTCGAAGATCTCAAAAAGCTGATGGAAACGCCCATCGATAAACCCAATCTTCAAAAGGTGCGGGACTGGTTCCTCTTCTCCACCTTCACGGGCCTGTCCTACTCCGACCTGACCCGGCTCTCGGATAAGGACATCACGCAGGCCGCCGACGGAACGTGGTGGCTTCATATACGGCGCAAAAAAACAGATACCCCCTCGGCAGTCCGGTTGCTGGAGGTTCCGTTGCGGATCATCGAGAAATACCGGTCTGAACGTCAGAGCGACAAGGTTTTCAACCTTTACAGCCGGAAGCATCTTATCATACTTACGCGAAAACTGGGACAAGCATACGGTTTCGATATGACCTTCCATGTGGCCCGGCATAATTTCGGGACGCATATTACCCTCTCGATGGGCGTGCCTATCGAAACCGTGAGCCGTATGATGGGACACAAGAGCATCACCACGACTCAGATTTACGCCAAAGTGACCGACAAAAAGGTGGGTGAAGATATGAAAGGGCTTAAAACGAGAACGAAAGGCCGGAAAATAGTCTTATGCGAAGAGGATGTGAGCGTTATGAAAAAGAAACGGGCACAGTCCGACAAAGAAAAAGCAGCGTTCGCTTGACAGAAAAGAAAAATATTCGTATAATTATCCAACTAATATCCAAACAATATGGCAACGACAGGAGAAAGAGCGACAGGAACGATAACGATCGAGTACAATACCGTAACCGTAACCCCCGGTGCTGACGGCGATGTGTGGCTGACCCCATCCGAGATTGCCCGGATGTTCGAGGTGTTCGTATCTGCGGTCACGAGCAATATCCGGGCGATTTACAAACACGGCGCACTGCGTATGTCGGAAACCTCGAATCTTCCGACGGCCCATGCTGAACTGTATAATTTGGAAATGATCTCGGCGTTGGCCTTTCGGGTGGACACGCCCCAGAGCGCGGCGTTCCGGCGGTGGCTGATCCGCCGCCCCCATTCCCGGATGGTCGTGCTGAAGGTCTCGCAGGTAGAACGGACGGTAGTGAACTGATCTCGGAAAGAAAAAATCCGTCTAACAAGTCCGATTCTAACGTTTTCGCCCCTGTCGGAATTCATCCTGACAGAGGCGATTTTCAATTTCGGGAATTTGTCAGACAGCCCTTCTTCTCGTTCCGGTGTTACAGCAACGCCTTATCATCCTTTCCGTTATACGAATCCCGGAGCAACTTTTCGATCTCCGACTCCCGGTACAGCACTTTCCCGCATATCATGTAATAAGGGAGTTTTCCCGAGCTGCGGTATTCCTGCAACGTCCGGCGGTGGACTTTCAGCCGCTCCGAAATTTCCTTGTCCGTCAGGTACGACTCTCCGCCCAGAATCAGGCGATGGTTCGTACCGAATTTTTCCAGACCCTTTTCGATACGCTTTATCAGGTCGAACACTTCGGCCTCGCTACTGTCCGAACCCTGCACAATATTATTTCTCATAGCTTATTCCTCCGTTTACTTTTTCGATTGTTTCAACAATGCCTCTACGTCTTGCGGCTTATAGTAGATTTTATGTCCGACTTGCGTGTAAGGAATGATCCTTTTTTCACGATATGCCTGAAGCGTCCTTTTAGCGATGCTCAGCATTTCGCAGACCTCCTCATTGTCGAGCCAATGGCCCAAGCGTTTTTGTTGTTTTTCATTCAGAGCCTCGATCCTTCCGGCCAGCGCTTCGAGTTTGGCCACCATAGAGTCATAGACCCGTTTTTCGATCATTATCATCTCCATAATTACAATGTTTAGCTTTCCCGGAACCCAAAAATACTTTATGGAATACACGTCCGAGCCTTTTGCCGACGCGGATGTAAGGGTTGGCATCGCTATATGCCACGGTTGGCGTCGCCGCTTTGAATTTGTAAAAGCGGGGAAATATGCGAAATTTTTGAGTACCTGAACGACGGGGAACCGTTTTTGAACAAGAATAACACTATGCACTATGATTACCAATTTCAGTTTCGGAGTACCCTGCGAGACAGCAGATGCCGACTATCCGATGCCGCTCGGGGACTATTTCGACATCGAGAAGGATATGATGCAGGTCGGCGGCGAGTTCCTTTTAGTCCGGGACGAGGAGAGTAACTTTTACTTTCTCTGCACCGACGACTGCGACATCGAAATATTATGCCGTGCTTATGATTGGTATATCGTATCGTCCGGCCGTTTCAACGGCCGTTTGCGGATCGGCATGGGGCTGGCCGGAGAGGATGCTTACGGCAGCGAGATGTTCCGGGTCGAGGACGAGCAGACCCTTCGGCTGTGGCACGACATTCTGAAATTCACCTTTAAGGGCGATTTCATCCGCAACTATTATCCCATGACCAACCGGTTCCGGGGTAAATTGCGCGTGGACGGGGCGTTATGTTTCTATATCCACGACTATTATCCCGTGTCGCATAAGTTGAAACTCACGAGCGAACAGAAGAAAGTCACTAACCTCGTATTCCGCTTCAAAGAGGGAGCCTGCGCGTCGCTGGCTACCAAACTCTTCCCGCTGGCTATTTCACGGATGGAGTTTTTCAATGACTTGGCCGATCCGATCCTGCTACCTCTTCCGGCGTTTACGAAAGAGAGGTACCGGCAGCGTTTCGAGTCTTTTTGCGGGGAACTTTCCCGCCGGCTGATAATAGACAACGGTTTTCCTGCCGTCCGGATCGAGTACGACAGGGAACAACAAAAAGGCACGCAACAAAGGGATATGTCAGGCATAGTCTTCGATCCGGATTACATCGAGGGGCGCGACGTTTTGCTAATCGACGATATTCTGACTACCGGTATGAGCTTTACGCTCATAAAACGCGAATTTGAAAAATTGGGCGCCAATTCCGTAATCGGTATCTTCCTTGCAAAAACCGTATAGACTAACTCCTGCCGGAGCGTCTGTCGCTCCTGCGGCACGCAAGCCCGTATCCTGATCTGAGGATACGGGCTTTTTCGTGTCTGGTGTGCGGGCGAAGGGCTGATCCGTTACGCCCTTCGCCACAGTTATTTTCCGCACTTTTCATAACCTTTCTCCTCATTTATAAGCCGCCTTCACGAACCCGGTGTGGATGGTATCTGGTTTCAGAAGCAAAGGTATCTACGGGCTGCACGCCCCTGCAAGATCAAGCCGCCGGGCGGTTTTGCGAGAAATCTTCCTCTTTCCCTTCGGGCGAGCGTATTTCCCGCAAAAATCTTGACATGGGCTAAGCCCTTCTTTTTCATGCTCCTGAAACCAGATACCATCCACACCGGCTCCGCTACGGCATAAAAAAAAAGTCGAAAGGTTATGAAAAGCACAGAAAATAAGAACAGGAAACCGAAAACCTCCAACCTTCCACTCAGCATGGGTGCGGGTTTGCGGGCAGGGCTGAAAATCGGGGCTGTCGCGCTGGGTTTTCATCTCTTCGGGAGCGGCTTTATTTGGGTCGTTTTGGCCTTTGTGTTCTGCTATGACATCCTGCGGGGTATTCTCTCCTGTCTTTTATCTCTCGTCGTTCTGATCGGCTTTTTCTCCTTTCTCTTTTCCCAAATCTTCTAAAATCCTAAAAATCATGGCAAAGTATTATTCTCTTTTCGGCGGGACGACCACCGACACCGAAATCCAAGTCGCAAAGGAAAACCAAATCGTCATCCATGAAGGCCCCGGCGCCTTTACTATCCGGTATGTAATCTACAAAGTCGAACACGACGCAGACGGATATATGTATCACATGATAAACACCGACACGAAAGAAATCCACCGTACCGACATCCTCCGGCCATACTCGCAGAAATTCGGTATCGGCATGTACTACACCGACACGCCCCCGGAATTTATGGACGCTTTCGAGGTCGCCGCCCTTGTTGCCGAAGCCGAGCAAAAAGCAAAAGAGGATACCGAAGCAAAAGTCCGGGCAAAGGACGAACACGACCGGATTGCGGCAATCGGTGCGGAGCGGTTGCGCCGGATTATGCCCGACAACGTGCAGGGGGTCATCGTGGCCGAACTCAACGAAACGGAATACACCGACCCCTCCTACGAATGCAGGGAAACGACCAGCGTCCGCACCGTGATACTCGGCTTTTCGACCACGCCCCGCAACGGCTTCGGGGAACTGCGTAAAGCCGCCCGAAATCTGCCCGAAACGGCGTATTTGGCCGAATATAACAAGGACTACGAACACCGTTCCCCCGGTTTCACGCTCGGCAGAAGCCCTTATTCGGGGTGGAGCATCCACAAAATGACCCACTACACCCGCGAGGGATTTATCGAACGGTTGGCCTATATAGCCGGAGACGAGAATAATATCCGGCTGACCAGTCCCAGTCCGGAGCGCACGCAGGAGGCCGGCCCGATAACCGTGCAGGGCGATTTTATCCTCACGAACTACTCCGAAAAGGCCGTCGCCCTGTTCGGCGATACGAAGCCCATAAAGGACGCATTATCCGACCTCGGCGGACGGTTCAACGGGCGCCTGACCTACCGCGGAGAGAAATGCGCCGGGTGGGTCTTTCCCAAAGCGAAAGAAATGCAGGTGCGCGAGTTAATCGGCATGACCGAATAATCCCGAAGTCCAATTCGGGGACGGTAACCCCGTCCCCACATAAACTAACGAATCATAAAAATCCGAAAATATGAGAACCATTTATCTGCAAAGGCAAGGCTCGACCGACACGTTTAACACCCACAATGCAATCAACACGGATTTAGGGTATTACATCGAGGTCAAAACATGGAGCGACAACCGCTACAACATTATCATCGCATCGACCCGTAAGCAGACCGAAGACGAAACCAAAAACAAACGGATAGAAATAACCGCCGTTTATCCCTCATTGTCCGACGCATTCAGACGGGTGGAAAAGGAACTGCGGGAGGAATTATCCGAAGATGCGATCATTTCCGACACGATAGAAAAATACTGCCATAACAATTTTACCTACAAAAAAGTGTCAGACAAATATTTGGCGGTCTGTTTTTATGAGAAATCCACCGAAACGATACGCCTGTACCCCGAGAATTACTGCCTCGTCTCTTTCCGGCACAAAGGCACGAAAGACTACCTCCGAATGGACAGCGCAACGGCGGAATACCTGCCCATATTGGAGGAACAGGCCAGGCAATACGAAAAGGAGGAGACTTGGACGTGCCACAAGGATAAATCCGAGGACTTCAGACGCGAACGGTTCGCGTGGCTTCTCGGAGAAGCACTCAAGAAAAAGGACTGCCACCGCAAATTCTATGTAACCGACACGCTTATCAAGTAATCCGCAAAGACAGTAATCCAATCCGGGGGCGGCAAGTCCCGCCCCCCCATAAAACCGAATCGACATGACACTCAACGAATATATTACCCAAAGCGAACCGCAGGCTAATGTAAAAGTCATACTCAAAGAGGGCGAATATATCCAGCGCAATGCAATCAAAGTAACCCCCTTTTCGGTTCAGACGACCGTCGATATTCCGGTGGTTACACAGCGGTACGGTATAAAAGACAATTATATCCGAATCGGAACCGCCCGGCAGTTGTTTGCACGACATCCCCAAACGGGCGAACTGCGCGGAAGCGTGTTTTTCCTGCCCGACGATGCCCCGGAACCGCCCGTACTTTCTCAATTCATGCAATTCCTAAAGGCGGATATGGCATTTTGCGAACAATGGGAAAAAGAGAACCCGCAACAGGGGGATTTGCAGGCACATAACGCCCGGTTCAGAGCGGCATACGCCGAATTTCTCACCAGCGTAAAGACAACCTATGCCCTTACAGATGCGGATATTAAGTGCTGGCTCGGTTGAACATTTATCCGGGAAGCATATTCCAAAAACGAATCATTAACCAAACATGCAATCCGATGAAAACAAAAGTTATCCTGTACGACCATACGGGCAACAACGTCATCAGTCGCCATAAGGAATTGACCCCGTTCGCGGAGAATATCTATACGACCTTCATCCATAAGGATAGCTGCGGTATCGACACCAACGATATATTCGGGATTGTGTTCGCAATCAAAGGCGTGTATTTCATCCCGGAATATTGCAATCGCGACCGCCTTGCCGACAGTAATTACAAAAATCGTCTTATCGACTTTCGCAGGCGATGGACAGACCATGTAAAACAGCAGGCCGCAGAGGGGCAGTATATCCGTCTGCTGGAAATTCGCGTGTTTGAGGAATTGGGAGAGGAAACAACCCCGTTACGGCAGGCCCGCGAAGCCATGTTGAAGAAACGGGATGCAGAGAATGAGGCACGCCGCCGCCATGACAAGGAAGCCGCACAAAGAAAGGAACAGGAAGAGCGGCAACGCCTCGACGAGTGTAAATGCCGCTTTTTAACCGGAGGAACGATAACGGGCGAGGAGTTCATAAGCATCGCCAAACGGGACGGATTCGCCATACACATCCGCACGGCAGGAACGCTCCGCAAGCGCATAGCCGAATTGAACCGGAACAGGGCGATATGGTATTACCGACTTCGAGGTAAAGCCGCACCCGACGTTACGGGATGCCGAAAAGCCATTAAAGGTTATCTCTCTTTTCTCGAAAACGAGGGAAACACTGCAATTGATTCATAAACAGCACAAAGCCATGAAAGCGACCGATTATTTCAAACAGACGATCCAAAGCTATTTACAACGCCGGGCGCAGGAGGACGAATTATTTGCACCCCGTTACGCCAACCCGAAGAAGAACATCGACGACTGTATAACATTTATCCTCAATTACGTGAAGCAAAGCGGGTGCAACGGCTTTGCGGACGATGAAATCTACTCGCTCGCCCTGCACTACTACGACGAGGACGACATCGACATCGGCAAGCCCCTCACTAATTGTAAAGTTGTGGTGAACCATACTATCGAACTCTCCGAAGCAGAGAAAGCCGAAGCACGGCGCCAAGCCATGCAAAAAGCAACGGACGAAGCCTACCGGAAAATTACGCAGGGTAAAAACAAGACCAAGAAGACCGAAACAACCACCCAGTCATCACTATTTTAATTCGATACACCATGAAACCGAGAAATAAATTCCAACAGAAAGCAGTCGAAGCAAGCAAGAAACTGCCACCGCTGACCCCGGCACAGGAACGCTGGGCCTACACAAAAGTTATCGAATCGGTAGGCCAGCGCACGAGAAAAGGTGTCGTTACCTGCCTCGACTGTGGCAAGGTGTTCCACAACGATACCAAACAGCAATATTGCACCTGTCCCGCCTGCGGAACACGACTGCGGATAGAAAATACTCGCAGGCAGAAATTCCAGCAACGGGAATACGTTACCTATATAACCGCTTGCGACGGGATGCAGGTCGTGCGGGTGTTTATGGTGAATTATTATGCCAAAGTCGGACGACCGCTGAACCGCTTTTGCCACGAAGTCATGCAACGTTGGATAGCCCCCGACGGCAAATACTGCACACTCGCCCGGAGCCGGGTATGGGGAACGATATATTACGATCTGTGGATTTATTCGTCCGATTTGGAACTGCACGGCGAATCGTGGGTATATGACAAAATTTATACGGATGATATATACCCTCGTATGAAACTCATCCCCGAACTGAAACGAACGGGATATAAAGGCGGATTATATGGTCAGAACCCTACGACCTTACTCCGTGTCCTGCTCTCGGATAACCGGGCGGAATCCCTGCTCAAAATGGGGCAAGACTGCCTATTACAACTGTATTTGAATGATAGCGGTCGGAGATTCGACAAATATTGGCCGAGTATCCGTATCGCCGTCCGTAACGGCTATAAAATCACGGATGCAACGACATGGTGCGACTATATAGACGCTTTGCGGACATTGGGCAAAGACCTGCACAGCCCCAAATATGTATGCCCCGCAGACCTTAAACGGGAACATGACCGCTGTATAGCCAAAATCGCCCGCAGGGAAGCCGAGCGGGAAATAGCCGAAAACCTCTCCGCATATTTTCAGAAAGAGTGCGCCTACCATAGAGCCAAAGCCAAATTCTTCGGCCTTGCGTTTTCGGACGGACAGATCGTCGTTCGGGTGTTGGAGAGTGTGAAAGAAATCATCATGGAGGGAAAGGCCATGCACCATTGCGTCGGCACGAACGAATACTATAAAAAAGCCGATTCGCTTATTTTTTCGGCAACCATAGACGGCCAGCGCATCGAAACCGTAGAGGTATCCCTCTCCCAACTCAAAGTTATTCAAAGCCGGGGCGTATGCAACAAACAAACGGAGTATCACGACAAAATCGTGCAGCTTGTAAATGACAATATGCCCCTTATCCAAAAGCGCATTGCCGCCTAATTCATCAATCCGAACTATCAAGATTATGCAACCGAGAAATAGTTTTGAACAGCAAATAGAAGAGGCGGGGCGCACGCTCCGCCCCATCTCCGCCCGGCAGATACGATGGGCGTTCGACCGATGCTTCGTCCGCTACGGACGCAGGACGACAAAAGGCGTGATAACTTGCACCGAGTGCGGACACGCATGGAGGGACAAGACGGCGCGGAAGCATTGTATCTGCCCCTCGTGCCACACCCGGCTGACCATAGACGACAACCACCTGCGCCGGATTTACGACACGGCGAACTACGCCCTGTTTATGACCGTCCATAACGGGATGCAGGTATTACGCTTCGTATATCTGGCCTACTATGTCCGTATCGGAGAAAGAGCGAAATACATTCATTTCGAAGTCGTGCAGCGGTGGATCGCCCCGGACGGGCGATGCGCCACCCGTGCAAGACTCATAACGAACCGGCCTTTCTACAAGACGTGGGATTATACAACCTCGTTGGAACTGCGCCCCCATAAGCCGCTGTATAATATCCATCCCCGTTGTGTTCATCCCCGGCCGCAACTCCTGCCCGAACTGCGAAGAAGCGGTTACAACGGACAGTTTCACCATATCTCCCCGCCGGAAATGTTCTGCGCCCTGCTGCGCGACAGCCGTGCCGAAACCCTGCTTAAAACAGGACAGGTTACGCTCTTGAAACACTTTGCCGAGAATACCCGCACATTGGACGACTATTGGCCATCGGTGCGTATCGTCCTGCGGAACGAGTACGCTATTGCCGATACTGAAATGTGGTGCGACTATATAGACCTATTGCGCTTTTTCGGCAAAGACCTGCGAAATGCCCGGTACGTGTGTCCCGCCGACCTGCGAACAGAACACGACCGCTATGTCGTGAAGAAACGGAAATATGAGCAGGCATTGGCCGAAGAAGAACGCCTGCGCCGGGAATTGGAATGCGAGAACGAATACCGGGAGGCCAAAGGACAGTTTTTCGGGATCGACTTTACGGACGGTAAAATTCATGTCCGGGTCTTGGAGAGCATCGAGCAGTTCCGGCAGGAGGGCGAAGCCATGCACCATTGCGTCTTTACCAACGAATATTACCGCCGAGACGATTCGCTGATCCTCTCGGCCACGATGGACGGCAAACGATTGGAAACGGTCGAGGTTTCGCTCTCCCGGCTCAAAGTGGCGCAGAGCCGAGGCGTATGCAACGAGGACAGTCCGTACCACAAGCAGATTATAAAACTCGTTCAGCACAATATACACCTGATAGAAAATCGACTGACAGCATAATCAATCTTTCAATAATTAGAATCGGGGCGGCGAAAGCCGCCCATAACACCGATACCATGAAAACAGACACGAATAAACAGAACCCGACCCACGAAATCCGGCAGAACGGAAAAGCCGTACTCCGGTCGGATTGCGAGTGTTCGCTTCCGATGATTTTCAACAACCTCACGGGACGCAATATTCCGGATGCCCGACAGTATAACGATTATATAGAGTGCATAGCCATCCGGGACATAGGCTTTACCTACGGGGAAATAGAACTGGTCAAGAACGGAGAGGTAGTAGCCAAAGGACTTATTACGAAGAAATAAAATCGGGACGGCAACAGCCGCCGTTCAAACAATTATGAAAAATCGACAGCACAACGAAAAAACGGTAAGGGCGAATGCCGTCCTTGCCCAACTCAAAACCCGATACAAGGCAAGAATTTGCGAGCACGACCACACGGCGATAGTCGTATCGGGTATTACCGAAAAACAACTCTCCGACTTATGCCGGAGGTTGTATTGTTCCGGCATGTATAACGACACGGGACGGTTCGGTATAATCACCAACTTCGGAGAATATAAGTAACAATCGGGGCGGCTGCCGCCCCATAACACCGACTGCTATGAAAATCATCTATAAAGAGGGAACCCGCAAAACCCTCGCAGAATCGACCGGAGAAGTCCGTAGCGCAGTTGCCACAGCATTGGAACTCGTCGAGGGCAAGCACGGATTCAGAACGCCTTTCGAGATATGGCGTAACTGTAAATTAGTCATAACCATCGGACATAACATTTACACAACATTCATCGAGATCCGTCCCCCGGCTATGGCTTATATCAAACGCCGGAGTAATTGGCACAACCGATACGCTTACTATGCGGCCGGAACATTTCGGGGAAATAACGACAACGCGGAAGTAGAACTTATTTAATGGAGAACAACAATGAAAACGACAGAGGTAAACAAGGAATTGGTAGGTAGAAGGTGCGAGTGCATGTGTTTAGGTTCGATGGTTACGGGAGTAATCGAGGACATAACCGTTACGAAATATACGGCGGAGGTAAAAGTGCGTTACGACGAGCCCCAGCGCTGGGGTAACGAGGTTTTACACAGCGGTTGGGCGCATGGGGACAAGGACGACGAATCCGGCTCTTTGAAGTACCTGCGCCTGCTCCCCGAACCTGTCCGACCGGACTATGAAACACTTATCGTAACTTTTTGCGATCCTATCCGCACGCTGGAGCGCCGTATCTTCGACGATCCGCAGGCGTGGGGCGTATCGGCCTTAAAGGAGTGGATCGACGGCTACGAAAGCACCCGCTTTACGCAAATCGGCGACTGCACGGCGGTCGTAACCTCCGAATACAACATGGCGAGCGTGCGCGAATGGCTCGCCCGACATACCGAAATCGAAACCTGCAAAACGGCGTAACGATGGCACGGGAGAGAACCGACGACTGGATGCAGATGGCCAAAGACCTCGCCCGTGCCGAACGGGAACTGCAAATAGAACATTGGGTATATATCACGTTCGAGTACCGTGAATGCGACCGTTCGCGGGTTGTCCTGCACAAAATAGACATGCCCCGCAGGATGCTCGACCGCTGGCGGTGGCTCGTCGAGTGGCGCAGGGCAAAATATGTCTGTCAATATCCCCGTAAGGGCGTGCAGGTCTATTATTGTTACTACGACAAGCGGACGGGACTGCAAACCGGGTTCGGCTCCCTGCTCTCGTGCGTGGCAGCGGCGAAAGCGCAGATTACGAAAGTCGAGCGTAAAATAGAGGAATACGTTAGTTACATGAGCGGCAACGATCTGTTTTTCGACCCGACGACAGACGAAAAATTGCGCTGCGCCAAAAAGAAATTGGCGCAGAAAAGGGCAAAGTATGCCGAACTGTGCGCCCTGCTCCAAAGCGAGGTCGCCAAACATCGGGCCAATCCCGGTATCTGCAAACTGTTCCTCGGCTTTCGCAAGCTGGGCGAATTTACGGACATCCCGCAAGCCCGCAAATTCGCGGAAGAAAGCGGTGAAACAGGGACTTTCAACCTTATCGGCAACCGTTTTCGGGATAGTTGGTATCAGCCGAAATGTATCGAAGAAGCCGGAATTTGAATCTTGAAATTCGGCGCGAACACAAAATCGACGGTTTGAAACCGTCGATTTTGTGTTCGCGGAACGCCGCCCCAACAGGAGTAGGCATACCGGTCAGTAATTCCTATTGAGCCATTCTTTTCCGTGTAATAGACCACCTGCTGAAATTCGTCGATGGCGACGATTACCGGACGGGAGGCTTTCTCCAGATAACGGAATATCTCGTCGAGCGTCGCTTCCGTAGAGCGGATGTCGCTCAGTGCAGGTTGAAGCTGGGGTTACCCGCAGGGGCGAATGTTATGCCGCCTTGCAGGGATTTGACGCTGTTCCAGAAACTTTCGATGGCTTTTTTGCCGAAAGGCTTCAGGCCATCGACAATGCCCCGGTTCAAGGAAAATACCAGGTCGCGCAACGATCCGGTCGCATAAATATCGACGAAAAACGTATAATCTCCGGATGGTTGAAACAGTGCTGTATAAGCCCTACCCATATGGCGCGTGGAGATCAGCGCCAGATTATTGCCGTTGGCCACCTCCCGAATAAGATTTTCGCTCTCCTGTTCGCGGTCGCAGAAATACTCGGCGGATTCATAGCCGCTGCTTATAAAGGGATTTTTTCAGTGGTTACATACAGTCGTTTATTACTACGCAAAGACAATTATTATAAAATAATAATCAAACGTAAATCAAAACCGGCGCACAACGTTGCAGGTAAACTCCCCAGACCTTCATGGTCGTTATAATCCGCGTTTCTTTTTTGGCTGTGCAGCCAACTTCTTCGATACATCGGGTACACTGCGCGGCTGCGGCGTAATATCCTGACATCGGGCCTGTCTTATCTTTTTTGCCGTTTTTATCAGATCAAATTGAATTACCTGCCAGTCTTTGCCGAGCAGACAGACAGGATCGGGGTAAGTGTCGGCCTTTGTGAAATTTACAAAGTTGTCCAGCAACTCGTCCTCGTCGTGTTCCCACTCGTACCGTTTAGCATGCAGGCCAATCATTTCGGGGAGGGTATATTCCTTCAAAAGCCTGTGTAAGTCCCAGAAATCCTTTTTGCGGCCGCCCTGCGATACGACGTGCATCTTCATCGCTACGATGTCCTTCACTCCGGCCATGCGTATCCCGTCGATTACCTCCGCATCTTCGAGAAACGGGTCGCTGTACATCAGATCGACTTTGACATATTCATCCTCGGATTTACCGACATAGTAACTGCGCCCGAAGCTCACTATTGAGCTGGTATCGGTGCAGTGATAATACGGGAAGCGCGACCGCAGGAACACTTCAAATGTCCTGAAATCGAGGCTCCGGTACTCTGCATCGGTGAAAAGGTCGATGTCGTCCGATTTTCTGTGCCCATAACGAAGACTCAGGTTCGTACCTCCGACAAGGCGGAACGGGCTGAACAGTTCCTCCTGCATCAGAACGCCGAGCGTTTCCCGCAGTAACGGCGTTACCGTTTCGTAATGTAATCGCTTTATCTCTGTCATTGTTTATGACGGTATTTATACGGTATGCGGTACGAAAGATCGGGCTTGTAGCGTTCCAGCTCTGCACGATCCATACCGTAAAACCGTGCGATCTCCTGTTTTTCATTCTCATCGCCGCGTTCCATAACCCGTTCAAGAATTGATTCTTTACTGCGCCCCCAATCTATCTTGTCGAAATCGGTGTCCCAGAACAGCATCCGTCGGATGGCCGGAGCGCCACGAACGGATTCGTTCGCTTTCCGGTTCTTGTATTCGGCTATCTCGTAGTATGCCTGAAGCGTCAGCAGAAAGCCCTCATCATAACCGAGTGCCTTTTCGATCTTGAGGGCCATTTCGACTGTCAGCTTGCGGCGACCCGTAATAACCGCATTAAGCGTCTGTTTGTGTTCGTCGATAGCAGCAGCAAAGGCTCGCTGGCTGAGGTTGCGTTCCTGCAACTCCAGGCCGACGATCTTTCCCGGACGGATGCCCTTATACATATCAATTTCGCTTCTCATGGCTCTTTTTGCAAATATACACAATGTAAACGAAATTGTTTACATAAATATTGCCCTTTTTTATCGGCTCCCCGGATTATGCGTATCCGCGATGCAAATAATCCTGCTGCCACGACATTTTATCGGGTAACTCCTTTGCCCTTTTTAAGTCGGTTGGCCAGCTTTTTCGCCACGTCGGGCAGCTGCCTTGCCGGTTTTTCGGCAGTTGCCCCTGCGACCCCAAATTGCTCTTTCCGCTCCGGTGTCGCCGCCTGTGGCCTGCGGATATTCGGGTATTGCTCCCGGAGCAATTCTCCGGCCAGCTCCCGTACCGAGGCCATGATCTGTGTTTTTTCGTTCTCGGTCGTGGCTTGGGTCAATCTATCCGCCAGAGGATCGAATCGGTCGTGATAGGAGAAAAAATTGGGAAACTCGTCCTGTATCTCCGGAGCTTTGCACTCCGGCGAGGCAAGGTATAGCAGGCAACTGATGTCGTAAGTACGATCCGGGATATTCTCCGGTATTTCCCCTTTGTCGAATCCCGAAAGCGCAGCGAAATTGGCCAGCGTCGGGGACATATCGAATTGTCCGACGGTATCGCATATTCCAATCTCTTTTATGTCGGCATAACAGCCGGACGACAGACAGCCGAACGGCTCCGGTGCGGTGCGGAATAAGGTATTGAGGTCAATATCGGGATTGACTTTCGCTCTTTGTGCTTCGTCCGGAATTAGTTCCATCGTCCTGAAGAATGTAATGTCGAGCCGGGGATCGAAGAAATTGGCGGCAAAGAAATCTTTGTACCGTTTTTGCAGTTTCTCACCTCGCTCCGTATTATCGAACAACAATACGCCACGGTCGGTCTCGATGCCCGTATAGATCTGTTCCCTGCTCCTTTCCAGACCGGAATAACGCCAGACGGCTGATTGATACGCCATCGACTTGTTTAATGCCTCATGGGAATTTTCCGGCAGCAGCGGATCGAGACCGTTCTGATAGCAGTATATGGCCGGATAGAGCCGGCAGATGTTCAGCGGTTTCAATCCCTGCTCCTTGATGGCATTCCACAGTTTGCGCGGAAACATCGAGATATTCTCGTAAGGTTTCCATACTCGGTCGGGGTCGGCAAAACGGTAATGCACGAAAAAGCTGTTCGGGTAAGGCGTCAGCCAGTCATGGAGCATAACTTCCGTGTAGTGTTTGACAAAATGACCGAAGTTTTTATAATATCTCCCGTTTGCCGATACAGTCTGTGTCTTTCCTTCCGGCGAAAGCACCATATAAACGTCGCCCGGCTCCCGACGGTCGCCGGGGTTCATCGTTCTGTTTTCTTCTGTCGTTTTCATTTTCAATCGTAGTTTTAGAATTTCGGTTTCATGGAGGATTTGCGCTGCGGTTTTATGGGGCGTGTCCGCTCCTGCCGGGGCGTAAGATTCCGCAGGGTCAGCGATTCATTCTTACGATCGTAGCGAACCTCGCAATTCTCGAAGATTTTGGTATCCGTTTCCACGTTCCGTAAACGGATCGTTTCGCCCTCGTAGAGCCGTTTGCTGTCGTCGTAGGAAATCGGCTGGCGGAGCAGCTCGTCCATCTTTCGGGCGAATACATAAACATTGTCTTCGCACCTGATCCGATCCGGAGTGTAAATATCCAGTTCGGAATCGCTCTTAAAGGCATACAGGCACATATCCGCCGTGCGTATGTCGTGAGGAACCCATTGAATCGCCTGCGGATGATTCCTGACGGCGGCCTCGCCCACCTGCTGCGTGATGACCTCTTTCGGCACGAAGCGCAAGATATGCCCGTTTTTACGCGCGGCGTCCAAAGCTACTTCGTCCGAAATGGCTTTGGGACGCATTACGGTTATCAAAAAGTCGATTGTTTTAGGATCATCCTGCTCCCGAACCATTTGCAGAGCCATCGACGGCTCTGTCAGCGCACCGGCAACGCTGTAATCGGTTTTATCTTTTCCGTAGGTATTGTCGAAAGCCTCTTTGCACATCTCATAAGTCCGGTCGTCTTCGGGTATTCCGTATAAATTCTGCGGATTCTCTTTTACCAGATTCATATAAAGGTCAGGGCTTTTCATCGTTTCCGGGATAAACTCTATGGCATACGGACTGCGGCGTATGGCTTCCATGCACAACTCCGGCGTCTTGAGTTTTTCGGGAACCATCCGCAGGTAGGAGCCGTCATACCGTACCGCCGTTTCGCACAGTTCCTTATCCTTGAATTTTTCGGGAATATTGTAGAACAGTTCGGGTTCTTTGGTAAAGATCATCTCCGCCAGTTTCGGGGTCATATAGTCCGGATTCATACTGTCCAGAAAATGTTTGGTTCGCGAGTATCCCTCGCAACGCTCCAACAACTGCTCGTGGATCTCTTTGTAGGGAATGTACCGAAGTACCCGCAGGTCATAGCTCGAATACAAAGCCTCATGGCACATCTCCCGTGTCAGCAGTTCCGGTTTGAAATACTGAATGGCAGCAGGGTCGTTCACCATCGCTTCCCGGTACAGGTCGGGGGTATGCAATGCCTCCGGCACATAAGGAAGTGCATGGATGCTGGACCAAACGGCTGCCTTGCACATACGTTTCGTGCGTAAATATTCCGGTACGTCGTGCAACATAATCCCGTCGCTCTGTACCGCCGCCGTGCATACCGTCCTTGTTTTCCACCGTTCCGGCAAGGCCGTCAGACACGACGGGTCGGTGCGAACCCCGTACAGGGCAATGTGTTCATCCATCACCTCCGGTTCGATATCTGCCAGCAAACCTACCATATCGGCCCCTTCCTGCCGGTATTTTTTTATGCCTTCCAGACACACGTCGGCATAGGGAATGAATTGAAGGACGCTCCGGTTTTCGCGGAGTTTGGCCAGCGGGGCGTTCAGGGCCAGCCGGCACATCTGCGGGGTTTTCATCGCTTGGGGCACGAACTCCAACACCCAGCCGTCCTTCGTTACCGCATCCATGCACATCTGTTCCGTTTTGAGCCGGTCGGGAACGGAAGGCAAGGCCCACGCATCGTTTTTCACCGCTGTTTCACACAGAGCCTCTGTTCGGCGCTCTTCCGGCACGAACAACAGCGCCGGCCCGTAACGTTCGACCGCAGCCATGCACATCGAAGGCGTTTTCAACTCTTCCGGCACATAGTCGAGGGCATAATCCCAGCTCTGCACGGCCGTATAACACAGCTTTTCGGTGCGCATATCGCGGGGGACGTATCGGATATTTTCTCCGTCGATCTCGATGGCGCGGCGGCATACCGCCTCGGTACGCCGTTCCAAAGGCAGGGTCATCAACATATTATGCTTTTGTCCGCCCCGTTCGAGCAAAGTTATATCCCGTTTTTCCTGTTCTATCATAAGAGTTTCAAATTAAAAATGCCCGACTTTGGCCGGGCACTGAAGTTCGTTTGTGACTATTGCTCTTCGCCGCCCGTATCGCTGTCGTTCTGGAACGTAAAGTTCTTTTGTACTACCCATTCGTTTCCCGAGAGGAGAAAATGGGTGTAAATATTAAATATTCAGCGATTTAATCTTTGCACAGGGTTTCTTCTTCGAGGGATTCCAAGCATAATAAGGTAATTCCAGACGAGGTTACGGTTTCCAGATCGTTACCTCGTCTGTTTTGCTGTATTTTGCATAAAATATTCGTTTGCAATTTCTTGCATCGCGCTTCATCTTGACAGACAACTCTGAGGAAATTAGTTTTAACCCCCAAATTTCATCGGAGTATGCGCAGTACATTCAAGGTTCTGTTCTACCTCAAAAAGGACAAACACAAAGTTCAGCCGGTTGTTCCCGTCATGGGCCGTATTACCGTCAACGGTACGATCGCCCAGTTCAGCGCCAAACTTAGCGTTCCTCCCCATCTGTGGGAGGTGAAGGGCGGTCGCGCCAAAGGCAAAAGCCTCGAAGCCGACCGTATCAACCGCTATCTGGATAATATTCGTATCCAGATCGGAAAGCATTACCAGTCTATCTGCGACCGTGACGGATATGTTTCCGCCGATAAGGTGAAGAACGCCTATCTGGGTTTCAGTAAAAGGTATAAACTGTTACTGGAGTTATGCGATGAATTCTGCAAAGAGTACAAGAACCGTATAGATGTGGACCGTACTATCCATTCCTTATTCCGTTATCAAACGCTACGACGCGATTTGAGTCTTTTCATCTGTCAGGACTATAAAGTCAAGGATATACCCCTTGTGGAACTGGATCAGTCTTTTGCAGAGAAGTTTGCCGCCTATCTGAAACATGTCAAGGGCCTTGCCGACACGACGATCAGCGTTGAGATCAAATCACTGAAGCATATCGTCAAGAAAGCGTTTAACGACGGGCAAATGGAGAAGAATCCGTTTGCCTATTACTACTACTTTGCCGACCAGCCGGAAATTGAATATCTCACCGAAGAAGAAATCAATAAACTAATTATCGGCAAAGTCAAGCAGCAGCGTCAGGATCGGACACGGGATATGTTTCTGTTCTGTTGTTTTACGGGCCTGTCCTATGCCGATCTGGCCAAACTGAGTTATGAGGAGTTGAAACAAACTCCGAACGGAGCATGGTGGATTAGCAGTATCCGTCAGAAAACGAAAGTACCGTTTACGGTAAAACTACTTCCGGTTGCGAAAGCTATTCTTGAAAAGTATCGTATTCCTGCCAACCGATTCAACCGGCTCTTTCCCGAGAATCCGGGAAAGGTTTTTCCGGTAGCTTCATTGAAATCCTCGGATGTCTGCCTGAAACATATCGCCAGACAATGCGGAATTACCAAGAATCTGAAATTCCACATGGCGAGACATACCTTTGCAACGACGGTCTCCTTGATGAACGGCATTCCGCTGGAAACAGTGTCAAAAATGTTGGGACACAAATATACGACCACGACTCAGATTTATGCCAAGGTGACAAACCAAATGATAGATAATGCGATAAGCCGAATAGAGGACCAAATTGGCGAACGGTTCCAATGTCCAACTCTGAAAGAAGAGAGCGACGGCTAA